GTACTGCCTACTGGACTCTTGACTCCTTGTGGCATATTGATTTCTTTAGGAACTTCGCCTCGAGCAGCGAAATCAAGTTTGATACTCTGCAACTCTTTCAGCATACTATCAACACGTTTGTTTCCTACTAACGCCTGATGGTTTTCAGTCTCTAAGTCAGGATTTGTTAATACACTTCCATTCTTATCTTTTTTAGGAGCTGGTTGTGGTTCACGCATAGCTTCTTCGTTTTTGGTTCTAACCACAACGGTTTGACTGGGAATGTTTAATTTTTCAGCAACAATTTGTCTAATTTGGTTTGTAATGGTTGGATATTTTAATGTTACTTCAACTATAGCAACTTCGCAAGGCCCTTGATGAGGGAAATCTGCGTGTTCCTGAATTGGTAATCTACGTGGAGTACCAATTGATTCTACCACGTACATGGCCAATGAGCTTTCTAACTTTGACTTGGTCTCTGCTAGATCACAATTTGCTATACGAATTACAAATTCGTATTTCGGTCTAGTTTCCATTAAAAATTCGGTGAATGGTTTCATATTAAAGTCCTATATCTATATTTATAAATTACGAAGACTTTTTAGTTTCAAGGATTTGTTTTAACAAACTATTACGATCTAGTACAACTGCTTGTCCTTCTAACGGAGGCGATGTAGTACCGTCCCGATTGGCAGTTTGATCTAAACGCATCTTTTTTAATTGTAAATCAATCATTTTCAATTTTTTGTCAATTTTAGCTTGTTTGGCCGTAATAGCGTGTCCTAATAATACACCTGCTGTTTGTAGTATTTGGCCACTAAATCTGGCTTCTACGTTCATACCCAAATTCATTAAATCTTCAAATTTCTCTTTGGCCATATCACTGAGTTCGTCTAATTCCTGATCAGCAGTATCAAGATCGCGAACCTGAGGCAGTGCCTGATCTATACGATCTATGATCGCTGATGCAGATTCTAGTTCTTGTTCTCCAATGCGAAAAAGTTCGCTAGCATCAACAATTTCCGGAGCCGGCTCGTCTGATGCTACATCGGGTAGATTAAATAATGTTTCTAATTTACGTGTCATAGTAAGGTTATTTAGCGCCTACGAGCAGTGTTTTGGTAAATATCCTGTTCTGTCACTACTCGAAAACGCATACCATAATTTTTACAAAACTCTCTTGCAGCAGCCCATTTGGCCATGTTTAAAGCAACTGCTGCACGATCACGTACACTGCGAGCGTTTTCCATACTGATTTCTTTTGTAGGTTTAACCTCTATAACTTCTGCGTGTTTTACACCACTTTTATCTATATAGACCATCATAAAGTCTGGCACATATATTGTATTTTTACCTGTAAATGGATTGCGATATGGTACCATAAATGGCTCACTAGCCCATTGTAATACATTGGGATTGTTATCACAAAAGATCATAAAAGTAAATTCCCAACTACTGCGATAGAAAGGAGTTTTACGCCCTACATACTTTTCTTTATTTTTAACAATGTATGTGCTTTGAGCATACTTACTCATTATCTCAACCAAATTCTATACTGTTGTATATTATTATATTCCGTTGCGCTATCGGACTCATAATGATAGATAAAACGTCCATTGCTAATTTGATTGTCATATTGCCAAAAACTACCTGCAGACAAAGTAACAATTCCTACATATTGATCAGGCCATTCGGTATTGTTTAATCTGCCTTTGTACAGTCTAGCTAGATTCTTAGGACCAGGATAACCATTTCCTGCACTTACCCCAAAACAGGCTTGGTTTGAACCCGTGCCCATGACAAAATTATTTTCAAAAAAATTAGTTACTTCTGTATCTGTAGGTCTTTGTCCGACCCAATTGGGAATAGGCCCGTCTATACCAGCCCAACCATCTTGGCCATCTATACAATCAAATTTATAGAGTTGAACTCTTATACCACTAAATTTAATATTAGGTCCTAAATCCCATCTTACACCTTTTATAACACTGTTTGATGCGGCAGTGACACTGTATGCTCCATTATTGGCATAAGCATAGCTTTTTAGTTTATCTAAAATAGCTGAGTTCCTGTAGGCACTTACCAAGCTATGATCAAACCTAATCCAACCACCCAAAGAACTGCCAGCTTCTGTACCATTCATGTCGCAATACACAGACATTGGTATATCATTGCAACCTCTTATCCAGTAATTTCCGTTTACATTTGTACCTGTTAAACTTTTGATGTGTATTGCGTTTGGTGCTGCTTTTTCCGGGGAGCTGCCATCAAAATATCTTCCTGATTGAGGACGCACTGAACGTTTAATATATTTGTTTACACTAGGATCTCTGCGAGTACCTAAATAGCTAGATCCTAATCTATTAAGATTTAGAAACATGCTTACATAGGTAGCGACTTCATCACTTTGCATGCCTTGCATTTTTTGGATAATGTCTATAGGATTTACTCTTTGAGCTACACTGGTGTAAATTACTGCGCTAGCCATTATTTCTGCACTGGCTTTATTTTCTGTGATCTTTTCAAAGTGGCTTATCAGCACATCGTTTAAATCGGAGCTGATAGTAAAACCAGATTTAATATAATTATTAAAAAATATGCTAGCACTATCATTTAAACGTGATGGTATAGTTATTTTTTTAAGATTAGCAGGATACGCCATACTCTATTAGGACCCTAATTTGTTTAACTGCCAATTATAGCCATCGAGCTCGGATTTAGTAACATTTATCTCATTTAATTTTCTCGCCACCGATAACTGAGCTGCTGCATTCAGCTGCGAAGTTGTATTAATTTGTTCATTTAAATTAGCTATAACAGATTCTCTTTGGGCACTAGGCGGAGCACTTTGAGCTATACTCAATCTACTATTTAGATCAGTCAGTACTGAATTAGTATTAGTTACTTGTGTTTGACTATTATCTAAGTCCATATATAAATTTTCGATTTCAGATCTTTTAATATCGATATTATAATTTAAATCAATCTTGGCATTATTTGCATTGACTATTCCACCAGTGCCGATCGGTCTTAAGTCGTCTTGGTCATTTATAATTTGAAAATCGGCTTCTGCTATACCGGGTCTAGGCGTGCCCGGATCAGAAGGAAACTGCGGATTGTAATTATTAGGAGGATTACCATTGCCTTGTACCACCGGATCATAAACTGGATAATCGCCCTCACCGATAGAATACGGGGCAAGATCAACACCGGCTAGATCCGAAATGCTAGATCGAACTGGAATTCCAGTATATTGATTACTAATAAAAGATTCAGATGATGCTAGATTAGGAATGTTATACCCATTGTTACTTGTAGGCCTCATTGCCGAGCTTACGATGTCTTGGATTGCACCAGAAACCATTGTTCCCGCGGCATTTGTTATTTCGCCTAATACTTGTTTTTTAATATTCATTCCTCTTAGAGTATTGGCTGTGCGAGCCGTTTTAAAAATTGCACTCAAATAATTTTGATTTTCTAAATCTCTTAGTATATCAGATCCGCTATCCAAAAGACCATTTGGACCAAAAATACTACGACTGCTTCCTGTAGCCCGTAATGGACTAGGAGTTTTATCATAATATAGTGTGGCAAAACCAGACGGATTTCCTTCGCTAGTTCTTCCATTGCTATAAAGAACATGTTCATATTCAATGACCATTTCATGTGTCATTGTACCTTCGGGACCGTTTTGATGTTGGCCATGCCTAAACGATTTTATTACAGGGTTAATTAAAATATATTCGCTAAATTTTTTCTGATGTAAACTGTATATTCTAATGCTTCTTAGATAATGGGTATGACTTTCTCGCCTGCGTGTAAATCCAAAATTACCAGAATCTTGCGGTTCAAATTTATGATCTTCTCTATAGGTTGACATGCTATGATCGCTATCTCTAAAATAATACCTGTAGTAATCATACCAAAAATTACGTACAATATTAGCATTGTCATCATGGAATACGATAGTTATTGGATCAAATCTTATTTTACTCTGAACAACATTGGGTCTATTATAACTGTTATAAACTTTTGTCTCAACAGTATATCGAGGGAGATCGGAATTTTTTACCATTAATCCTAGTTCGGTCAATGCCAATGTTTCTGCTACTGATCCAGTAGCCAAACTAGGATCTATGTCAAAAAATACGTGGAATAAAAAAGTATTCTTAGGATTTAATCTAAAATGGTTGCCAATGAAGATTTTGCTTGCATGAGCATAATCTCTTAGATTTTCTGCTGCTATACTATTAAGAAATGATCTAGCAGTAAATTTAGCAATGTCCCTGAAAATATCGGCCATTTAAGTATCCTATTTTTAATATTTATCAAAGAAAAAGGGACCCTAAAGTCCCTTTTTGAATTAATATTAATTTGTTTAAGTAGTAATCTTGAAACCAGGATTGCGAGGAATCAGGGCACCAACACCAACAGTCCCATCTGTTTGCACAGCATTATCAAAACGTATTGCTAATTGGATTGTAACAGGATCATTATTGGCATAGTTTAATTCTTGGTAATTGGCCTCTTTAATATATGCACCATATAAAGTCCATGTCTCAAGAATTCCCACATCTTGTTGTCCATTGCCACCATCTAAAATTTCACACTTTAGTTGAAATTTGTAGTCACCGCCTGCTGCTGCACTGGCTTGTTCCATAAAGTCAAACTGTTTTTGCAATTGTTCGCCAATTAAACGAGTGACGTTACCTCTTGAATCATCTCGTATTGTACAGCTAACATCACCCCAGGTATGCTTACCTGCAATTCTTACAACACTGTTATAAACATGCACATCTGTATCAGCAAATGAAACCTGAGGACGATTAAAACTTACAACTTGTTTAGTTAACTCAATCGTATCAGGACTGGCACCGATACCAATAAAACTAACTCGGAAACGATATTGTAATTTGGGCATTAGCAAACCTTGATAACCATTGGTTTGGTTAGTTGCTAATGGTACTGTAAATTTATTTAGAGAGGCTAATGCCATTGTAATCTCCTAAGTCTCTTTCTAATATTTATCTTTTATTATCCGAAATTTTTCACCCAGATAACAGGGTTTCCCCTGTTACTGTTAGGCTGTTTCAGCTGTATTAGCTCCCCCGGCTATAGTGCCTGGATTCTTTAAACGAATCGGAATGTAGATAAATTCTACTGCACGAACCGGTTCTACTGCAACATCAACATACAACTCGTTTCTTGCGATACGATCACTGGTGTTATTAGTTTCATCACAAACAACAATATAATCATATACACCACGCTTGGCAACTAAGTCGCTTAAAATTCCCTCTACAGCAGCCTTGACTTGATCACGAGTAATCTTATCATTAGGTTCAAACATAAACTGGTTACCAACACCTACAAAAATTGAACGTAAGTAGTTAACAAGTCTTGCCACATTAACTCTGTCCATTGATGTGGTGCTAGCTGCACGAGTCTTTTGACCATATGCTACTATGCCTGTTGTTGGTAACAATGTGATAGGATTCATACGATTTTCATACAAAGTATCACGTAGATTGTTGTTCAAACTTGTTCTTACAAACAATCCTGTTCTAGAGTTCACATAACCAATAGCGTTAGCATTATCAATTAAACCTCTACGAGTTCCTGCTGGTGCAAACCATTGATAAGCAACTTGATCATTGTACATGTAAGTACGTAACATCATGTGGCTTGGTGGCACTGCAATTTCGTTTCCGTTAAGATCATTTGTTAATGCACTCGGATAATATACCGCCAAATAAGGGTTACTATTTGTTAAAGAATTATTACTATAATCAATAAAATCTGCACTATTAGGTCTTAGTGAGAATGGAGTATCTCCAATTATAAATCCTGTATTAGCACGATCATTGTTTAATGCTATCAAGTTCGGAATCAACTCAGGATAACCAGGAGCAGCCAATAGATTATAATTGTAAACATCTTCACGTAAGAAAGTGCTTGAATCAACTGCTGCCTTCATAGCTTTTACAACTTCATTACGTTGAGCACGTGGACCCATATATGGTCGACCAAATTCATTGTAAGCTATAGTGCTAACCCAGGTATTACGCATTGTTGGTAATGTTTGTCCCGGATAGGCATCCGCATTGAAATAGTTAAGTACAAATTTCTTAACTGTAAATCCACTGCGTCGTGTATTAAACAGTAATGTTCCACGTGCATACAATTTTGGATTTGGTGCATCCAAATCAACTCTGTCGCTTGACAACATAGTCTTTGTACTTACTAAAGACCCTTTAATTGGATCAATAGTTCCTGTTGTATCCCAACGAGCATCAGCAAATAAAATACCATTTTGACTTACTCTATCTGAGTTATCAATTAATACCCATAATCTATTTGCAGCGTTATAGCGATATAATTTTGGATAATTAACCAAATCACTGGTATCTAGCCAAAGTTCTCCATCTTTGAGATCTGTTACACCATCACTTTGGAATTTAGGCTCATTGGCAGTAACAAATACTCCATTGTCATTGGTCATGGATAAATTATACCCGCGAGCATCTGAACTTACATTACGATATCCTCTCCATGCTGGTAACCCAGTCACTGGATGTAGATCATTTATCATTATATCAACTTCAGTTGCATCATCATAATACCAATAAGCACCGTCTGCTGGTGTAGCATATGGCTCTGTGCTGCTATACTGATAAGCTACTGCGCTAAAATTACTCAATACTACAGCATTTTGAGCGGCCGTTGCATTAACTAATCCTAATGTCGCACCAATTGTTCCGGTGACTCCTGTTGACGGATTAATAAAACCTGCATCATTTATAGCAGAACCTGTTCCTGGATTCAAGGCAATTATTCCACCCGTTCTATGAACCAATGTTATAGCGCCAGACGATTCAACTAAAGCTGTTAGATTTGGAATATTAGCTGCTGTGACCGCTGCGACAAAAGCTGCCGCATTGGTTCCTCCCACTGAAATAATAGGACTGGTTGCAAGCACATCACTACCCGGTTGACTTGTTTGGATAGTAAAGGTATGTACGGCATTAAATGTAGGATTCGCAACTGTACCGGTTATTCTAGTCTCACCACGTAAGCGTTGAGTAAAAATCTTATACCCTGCATGATTGGTGGCATCTGGTCTTGGATTAGCTCTTACAAAAATACTACCTGCTGCAAGGTTCATTCCACTTCCGGCGCTATCGAGACCATTAATAGCTAAAATACCATCATTGTAAATCGGAGCACTAAGTGTGTTCCAAACTCTTGTAAACGAGTTATATCTTTTATAAACAAAGTTTGCTCCACCACCTTCTATGCTAGTTTTTAACCAAATGCTGCCATCTGGCCTTCTGGTACTAGCATTTTTCCTCCAAGTTGGAACAGTATTAAAGTTACCACTATGTACAGCAGCTCTACGGAAAGTAACTGCACTAGATTGCCAATAATCTGTTGCTGCATCTGTCCAAGTCCATGTTATGCCTAAACTTGATTCTGTTACAGTTGTTCCATATGCCGACAAATTGGCAGGAGCGGCAGGTGGTTCTGGGAAAATACCTATTTTACTTAAAACATTTTGCGGACCATCCGTCAACACAATAGTACCAACTGCGGCTGTAACATTAAATTCTATGTAATTGTTGACGCTAGATACAGTTACCCCACTGACATTAGCCGAAACTAAGGCATTTCCAAAATCCGCGACAAAGTCGCTGTAACTGTTAATGGTAGCTGTTGATGTTACAACATTACCATTTACAGTAAATTCTGTTCCTAAAGCAATAGGAGTTGATGTTACACCACTGGCTGTTTCTGTTTTGCTACCTGTGGCAGCAGCGATATCATCGGCCCAGGTTGATGTTCCTAATCCGGTCCAGGTATTATCACGTAATTTTTTATAAAATAAAATATTATCCGATCCTAATACAACTGCATAGTCACCTATGCTACCAACACTACTGACCGGTACTGGCGGATTAGCGTTATTAACTAATGTAGCTCCATAGGCATCTTGTGTATCAATAATTAATGGCTTTTTTTCAACAAACGGAACGCCCGGAACAGCTACCGTGTTTGTAAATTCAAATAATCCCCATTTAGTTAAACTTGTATCTAACCAATTTGAATTATTTACAATAGCGCCCACAGGACGAATACTACTGCCTATTAATGCATTGAGATCAACATCGGCACGTACCACCCAGGCACGATTGCCTAGACCTAATGCGCTGTATGCTGCCATTAAACCATATTCATTTAACTCATCGCCGTGTAAAGGTGTATCTGCCGCACTACGACGGAATACAGGCACTCCGAATGTGGCTGCTAGCTCACGTTGACTGCTGATACCATATACTCTACCGGCATTAGCCTTGGTGGTTCCCGGAGCAATAACTCCATTTATGGTTTTGTTTTCGTTAGTAGCAATCACTACCATTGGTATGGTTGCAAGTGCTGATGGTAAATATTGACTCTCGTCAATGATTGTAATTTCTACTCCTGGTGATACTAGAGCCATGATCTCTTCCTTATAATAGTAGGTGTCTAAACTACCGTTAAAGTTATTTATTTTATGGACCCAAAAATCACCAGATTGACTGGTCCTTTACTGGTCCTTTAAAATAAATATTAGGATGGAAAGAAATCAATGTCCGCAGTGCCAAAAACGTCTTGTGGCGATAAATTACTATAGAAACAATCGAACGCATTATCGTAGCTTATGCACTCCCTGTATACACAAAAACAAACAAAAACAGGTTAAGGTACCATCGTGGGTACGATCGGGCTATAAGAAGGCCCTTAAATGTGATCGTTGCGGATTTAAATTTAAACTAGCTGACCAAAGCTCAGTTTATTACGTGGATGGCAACATTGATAATAATAATTGGCTTAACTTAAAAACAATTTGTGCTAACTGTCGAATCGAAGTAGCTAAATCTCGTTGGCGCCCATCTAATCTTACAGCAGATTTTTGATCTGAGAATATAATTGCTCTATAGTGCCGTTGTTATCTATAACTAAATCAAATTTAGTGGTTACCCAACTATACTCACTTGGGTGTACACTAGGCCAATAAACCTTCATTGTATCTACGCCATCTAGGGCATCTTCATACCATTCAGGTTTTGGACCTCTTTCTACACAGACTAAAAGTCCTTGGTTCGATCTTATTGCTTTTACTTCGTTTGGAAATCTGACATCGCTTATAACAATGTTGTCACTACTTTGTCGTAGTTTATTCTCTAAACTAGCTACCCAAATTTCATCATGAAAATAATTCCTACAAACATCAGTGCCCCAGTATTGTAGAATCCATCTGGGAGTTAAGCCGGGAATACACAATCGTTGAGCCCACCATTGGTCTACTTTCTCACGCCATTCTCTGCTTTGGCGTGTTCTACCTTCTAGCATAGTTCTATCCCAACCAAAAACTGCTGCCACAGCATCTTTTAGAGTGCTTGCAAAACTTTCACGTCGAAATTCGTGATAATTTACTAGATAATCTGCTACGGTATCTTTGCCTGAGCCTATAAGTCCAGATATTCCAATAATTTTAGCCATGTAACAGTATAAAGGCGCAGACAGTGTCTGTCAACCTAAACACCATATTTGTTTTTCTTTATTTTACCAACTGGACTTACTCTGTTAACACTATCTGGTTCTAAGCTGCGATGATCTTTAACTACTTGATCTACATTTGTATTAACTACATCAAAAGCCTGATGTAACATCTTATGCTCTAGTTCCGTAAAAGGCACTGCAACATTATTGGTATGAAACCACGTGCGATCATCTATGTCTAATTTTTTATCAGTTCCGTCGGCCATTGCAGAGGCCATGCCAACTCTATAAAAATTATAGGTACCATTGGTATGATAACCATCTCCAAATGCATGAGTTCCGTGCATGGCATTGGCTATGCTTTTTTTTAACTTACCTTTTTTACCCGGTTTACCTTCTATTACAAATTCATCTGCTCTCATTATCCTATCACCCAAGTCAATGGCATACTACCGTCTATGTAAGTCTTGAGATCTTCCTCAAGTTTTTGCATTTCTTCTTTACTTTCTGCAATTAAAGCAGTTCCATTTAACTGCGTACCGCCTTGCGGACCTGCTAAACTAGCAAATTTGCTACGAGCCTCACCTAAAATTCCCTTAGCAAAACTGTATGCGTAATCCTGAATCCATGGATATATCATATGATCATTTAACAACATAATATCTGGCTTGTAATTATATGTGTGGAGTAGAACAACTTCTGCCGGTTCATCTGAAACCGGACTGTATACTTCAGTTTTCCTTAAACCAAACAAACTTATTGTTGTATCTGCCAGTTGATTTGTAGCAACAATCGTAAATGTATTAGTAGCAACATTAGCAGTGGCTATAGTATAGCTACCGTTGTAACCAGTAACTGGACAATTTCTTATAGTTACACTATCCCCTACACCGACTTTCCATTCATCTTGTGTTACTAATGTAATTACACTACCAATAGCGGTCCCATTGGCTGACATACTTTGCAATCTTATATACTTTTTGCCTGTTTCAGGGATCTTTCTAACTAATGTTAATTTTTTATTAGCCGGATTAAATGTAAAATTTATATGACCACCAAACATTTTCATTGCCTGTTCTTGATATTGAACGAATAATTCATAGTTGGCTAGACCGCCTACTCTACCAGCTACTAACATATAAGTATTCAAATACCCACTGGCAAAAGGTTCAAATTGGCTAGCAGTTGTGCCAGTTACTGATCCTATACCTCGACGGAACACTTGGCGCACTTGTACGATTTCTCTTGGCAACAGATATTCTTGTGTTTCAGGTAAAAGTTCTAAAAAACAATAACTTTCCTCAACACTGTTATTGGCTCGTTGACGATATTTAATTAGTGCTTGTCGTATAGCTAGCTCATAATGCTCTTTGTCCAGTTCAACATCCACTAAACCATCAGCTAATCGCAAACGAATGTAATCAATTATATCATTTTGCTTAGATGTTAAGGTATTTTCAACCTGAGAGTTTTCAAAAAGTATAGGCCCAGGACCGCCTAAGCTCTGGGCTGCTATTGAACCTCTTGAATTTAGTCCTGGTTTAATTATTGGCATTATATGGGTCCTGTGATATTGTATTTACCGCAGGACCCCGAAGTTCATCCAACTCTTAGTAAGATTGTTTCCTCATTTAATCTACCATTGAGCACTACTTCAACCGCCTTAATATCTTTTAAGAAACTACGTAATGCAACCTTACCTGCCTTGGCGAATTCTTTTAATTGTTCCTCAGGCTTTCTTAGCGTCTTAGCCACACTTTTTACTTCATCGTAGCCAACAATACTTGTACCTTTTATACCAAGTTGTCCCATGGCCTCTGCAACATAGCGTCCTAGCTTTCTAGTACGGGTGTTATAGATCCAAAGCTCTTGACTACCTATAATATCAACTGGGTTAATACTTACTAATCTAAGTTTAGCGTCCGATTTATTATACTTAAGTTTAGATACTACCTTTTCTTTACTAGGAGCCTTACGTACTCGAGCTTTTTTAACTGCTTTTTTCACACCACGATATTCTTGTATGGCGGCAAGTAAGTCAGCAACAAACCTGCCAATTCTAGCAAAGTCTGTTTTTTTGTAATGCTTATAAGCCTCGGTGAGCTGTACGTCCTTGCGCCCTTGTGCCTCAGCTAATTCTAGTACACGATTTTCGTAGACCTGTGCAATTTTGTTAAGTTGACTCTGTGGTACATTGTTTTTAGTGAGAAAATCATAGGGACGAAAGTCAACAGTTTGACCTTTAATAACTTGGTCATAATGGCCTTCTATTTCTCCTATTAGTTCGCTGGTCTTTTCTTGTAAACGATCTTGTATTGTTACTTTACGCTCTACTACTTTACCAGCAGACAGCACAGCAGGTTCACCTGTATCGCCACTGTTAGCGGCCAAACGTAAACTATATTCAACTTGGTCATGTATATACTTGACATGCTTGTCTTTCAACGGCATACCTTTTCTATGAGCCATTATTAGGCTACAAGGAGTCATTATAATGTATCTGTCACCAATTCTTTCAAATCGGTTGATGGTATCTTTATCAAACTTACTATTACGTCTAAGCCAGTCAACTAGATATTTTCTGGTGTCTTTAGTGTTGTAATGATAATTGTAATACTGAAAACTTTTACGTAGATGATGGTCAAAAGTATCATCGTCGAATTCAAGTGCTCGCTCAGTGTCCCAATTTGGCTCGGGCCCTGTGGCTTTTTCGTCGGCTGCTAGAAGTCTGGCACTAGGTTCTTTTTTCCTAGGTACTTTAATTTCCTTAATTATAGCCATTTGCTACTCCTAAATTGACAATAATGCAAGTGTAACATATTGATCAAGGCTTGTCACTGATTCTTCGAATTTGTTGCGTAGATCCAACAAATGTCTACTTGGACGTCCTGTACGCATAAAATTGACATTTTCCTTACTGATTTCTCTAAAAATGTTGTCGCAATTTCGCAACATTCGTTTGAGATCTCGCTTGACTGACCAATTGTCAATTTTAATGATTCTGCTATCAAGTTCTCTGTAAATTTGCAGTGCTTCTTCGTACATGGCATTATTATATATCCTTTTTGTTGTCCCGTCAACCCTAATTTACCATAAATAACTTATACTAATAAGGATGAGTTGTGCCCAGATTAAGTCTTTGGAAAGATGGTGTTCGCAGTCGAGACTACCAGTTTATAGACAGAAGAATTTCCGAAATGTTTACTATTTCGGGCACCGGCGTTCTAGTACACAAATACCTAGGACCCATTGATCAAGGTCAAAGTGACGATGTTACCCGTCCATCATATACCAATGACAGCGAAAGAAATATACAAGATTTACTATTTTTAGAAAACAGAGATAGAAAATACGACACCGATGTATATAAATTACGAGGAATATATCAAGTCACCGACAATGCTTTTGATCTTACACAGTTTGGATTGTTTTTGCAGACAGGTACACTTTTTATTACCTTTCATATCAACGACATGATCACTATTTTAGGTCGTAGGATTATGAATGGTGACGTTCTGGAATTGGAACATCTAATAGATTATGATACTCTTGATCCAGATTTACCTATAGCTTTAAAAAGATTTTTTGTAGTTTCTGACTGTACAAGGGCGGCCGAAGGATACAGCCCAACTTGGTGGCCGCATTTATGGCGTTGCAAGATCAATCCATTAGTTGACAGTCAAGAATATAAAGACATATTAGATAATTTAATTACGGTAGACACGCCCGAAGGTATTCCTGAAGAATCAACTGAATCTCTGCGCGATATATTAAGTACCTATAATCAATTGAACGATATAAACGATATTATTGTGGAACAGGCGGAGGTGGAGATTCCAACCAGTGGTTATAGTGTAAATGAATTTTATCATAAACCAACTGAAGAGGACGAAACTCCAAATTATAAAGTTAATGCATATCTAAGTGGTACAGGTGTTCCTCCCAATGGCATAATTGCTACGAGTGGTATCGCCTTTCCGTCTAATCCTGACGTTGGCGACTATTGCCTTAGATTAGATTACAAACCAAACAGACTTTTTAGATATAATGGAACAAGATGGATAAAGATCGAAGATGCCGTGAGAACTAATGTTACTAATAATAGTGTAGATAATAAAACTCTACGTAATAGTTTCCTTACTAATAGTACTACCTTTGTTGACAGACGTGGTAATACTCAACCAGAAAAACAAAGCCTACATGATTTATTAAAACCTAAAGTCGATTAATAATGAGTACATTTTTTTATTCAGGTCAAGTACGTAGATTTTTACAACAATTTATAAGATTAGTCAGTAATTTTGAAGTACAGCTTGGCAAAAACCGTCAAGGTGTTAGTACATTGTTAAAGGTACCAGTCTATTACGGAGATAGTACCAGACAGGTAGCTAGCATACTTAATCTAAACAGTGAAAATAAATTGCATTCGGTACCAGCAATGACTGTTACCATAAACCAAATCAAATATGATAGGTCTAGAGTACAAGAACCTTATCATGTGAGTAAAGTACAGGTAAGACAAAGAGCCTATGACCCAGATACAGGAGACTTTACGCAATATCAAGGAGATATGTTTACTGTAGAGAGACTAATGCCTGTGCCATACATGTTAACCCTTAAACTTGATGTATGGACAAGTAATACAGAACAAAAATTACAATTATTTGAACAAATTAGTGTATTGTTTAATCCTAGTTTAGAAGTACAAAACAGTGACAGTTATGTCGATTGGACTAGTCTTAGTTATATAACTCTCACAGACATAAATTGGACCAGCAGAAATATTCCAATGGGCGCCGAAGATGTCATTGATGTAATGACTTATAACTTTGAGTTACCAATTTGGATTAGTGCTCCGGCTAAAGTTAAGAAAATGGGCGTTATACAAAAAATTATTGCCAGTATATACGATCCAAACGATCCGATTGAAAATGGTGCAGACACATTTGATATAGAAGCTAGTATTTTAACTGGAAGACGAATTTTTACTCCGTTAAATTCAAGTATATTATGGATAGGTAATTACCTAAAACTATACTTGTCGGATAATCAAGTTCAATTTAGAGACACTACAGATCCCAATTTGGAAGTAGGAAATTGGTTCGTAGCAGTCAGACACTACGGTGAACTGGCTAATTATCCGCCCGATGCTGATTTATTAGTCAATGGAATAACACAAATTCGTATAGAAACTGATAGCGGTACAGTAGTAGGAACTGTGGCCTACCATCCGACCGACGAAAGTTTATTGATCTTCAACGTCGACGCAGATACTTTACCTGTCAACACCTTGGATCCCATCAATGCTATAATTGATCCATTTAATCTTACAATAACAGCAAATTTAGAATCCCCATCAACAGGAGATAGATATCTAATACTTAATCCAATTGGTCATCCTGACAACGATGATGCAGATCCAACCGACATAGATGGTCCTGAATTTTGGAATAGAGCAGGACAGCCACAATTAATTGCCCGTGCCAATGACATAATTGAATGGGATGGTGTTAAATGGTTTGTAGCCTTTGACAGTGCTAGCACCATCAGTATACAATATGTAACTAATTTAACTACAAGCATTCAATATAAATGGAAAGACTATCAATGGACCAAAAGCGTAGAAGGCCTTTATGGCGTAGGGGCATGGAGTCTCGTAATATAACACAGGGTGTAGGCGCATTAATCTATGCTAAAGATACTAAACGTTATTTGTTTCTGTTGCGGCAAGGAGGAAGCTGGTCCTTGACTTGGGCACTACCAGGAGGTAAAGTTGATGCAGGGGAAACAGTCGTAGTTGGACTTGCAAGAGAAATAGAAGAAGAATTGGGCGGTCGTATTCGTGATCCTAAGTTAGTGCCAATTGAAAAATATACAAGTGACAACTTTAGATTTATTTATCATACTTTTTTTATTGGTGTAGACTATGAATTTATTCCATTACTCAATGATGAGCATATAGGCTACGCTTGGTTACCATTGTCCGCAGCGCCTAGACCCTTACATCCGGGCATAGTGCGTACTTTAAATGCACAGGAAGTGGTTGCCAAAATAGCTCTGGCTGAACAATATTGTTAGACTTCTGGTTCGTTTATTGGTCTTAATATTTGTCTGTCGGCCCAAGCAGGCATTTCTTGGTTAATGCCTACATAAAAACCATCGTCGAGCTCAATGACGCGATACCCAACCGTAATTAATGCTAGTTCATCTCTACTGAGAGGACCATATATATAACTGTCATCGAATCTTTGTGTGATAGGGATCATTGTTAACTCCAAAATTGATATGATTGTTTTCCAGAAACACCAGAACGCGGTTCAGCAGCATTGAGATAAACTAACTTTTTTTCTGTTACAGATACTAATCCTCGACTTATAACATTGTTTGGATTATCAAGCCTACTATTAAACCCTACAAAATTATTAATGGCCGCATACATTTCATTTCTAATTTTAATTTTGCCAATTAAATTCGATGCCGACAATGACAGATAAATGTTATAACCGTAGGATTCTGAAATTACTTTTTTTCAAAAACTATAGGTCCTTGTCGAATGATTTCATAAGGACCACTGATTTTTGATGTAGTGAGAATATTATGTGTTTGATAACCATAATTCTCAACAAATACATTACGATAATCGTATATATTTGATCTAACAATTTGTCCTGTACTAAACGCGACCGACAATGTTCTAAGATTATTAACAGTAGTAGCAAAAAGTTCACTGTTTACTTTAATTCGAGGAACTAAAGAAAAGCTACGAATATTCAGTGGAACATAACCAAAAAAGTCCGACCTAACTTGTATTTTGTCAAGTCTTGCCGATAGTGACTTAACAAATGTATTACCTACATAGGCAAAGCCATTCCCTCCAGGGTCAACCAGAGCCATGTGCTATCCTTTGACTAACAGTCTACCACTTTGGTTTCCAGCAATATTAGTTACATTATACAATTGGTTAATATAATATATTCTATTGTCACTGGCAGGTGTATTACTAAAAGTATTGTAAATTCTAACACCGTTGGTTGTAGTTACTCCACCGTTGCCCAATGGAGTTGACGTGATTAGACTGGTATTTACACCTAAAAAGAATGGTAGTCCAGTGGGGGTTGACATAGGATAATTGAAATGTATTCTAGCTACCCAGGCAGCAGTGTTTATTCCTACTCGCTTTGGACTAACGTAGAAAACGCCCCTTACCGGTATGATATTAAGGTCTCCTCTATAATCCAACGTGGTATTGAGTGCCATTTGAGCATTCAATGGAGCTCCGGTGGCTCCTGCAGATCCCGGTGATCCTGCTGCGCCTGTAGCTCCTGTAGCTCCAAGTCCGCCAGGTGATCCTGTAGCTCCTGCTCCCCCTGGTGATCCTGCTGCTCCCGTGGCTCCTGTGGCGCCAATTGGGCCTGTAGAACCTGTAAGTAGAGTTCCGTCGGACACGTAATAATTATCCGAATAAACATTAGAACTTATAATGGAATTGACTATAAGATTACCGTCGATGACTGTAATAGTTTGACCCTGAATGATTATACTATTGGCGGCTTCGATGTCGTCGGCGCGAAATGGACTATTACTCATAATATCATCATTTGTTTATATCTAATCATCTCAGTAGTCTGCTACCAACTTATGGTTCCGGTACCGGCGGTGAATCTGTACACACGATAACCTGAGCGTGTGGGTTGGTCGTAAGTCAAACCTGCGCCGATGGATGCTAGTGCAGGATATGTATCTGGGTAGGCGATGATAACTACGCCGGAGCCGCCATTAGCGCCAGTTGTTCCAGGAGCAGAATTACATCGTGCACCACCACCGCCGCCTAAATTAGTTCCACCTGCCCCTGGCGCCGAAGACGTAGGAGAGTTTCCGCCGCCGCCAAGACCTCCAGATACTGTTGTGCCAGTGGCTTCTTTATTTGCACCTGCACCGCCACCTGCGTAATAAATAGCTGTTCCAGTGATGCTTGATTGAGAACCGTTTCCTCCAGCTCCTCCGTTTGTTGTTGCATTTATGCTTTGCCCTGCCGCCCCTGCGCCACCGCCACCAGCACCAGTATAGTAAGGGGCAGCGGTATTTGTCGTGCTTCCACCAGCATTTCCTTGCCCCGCAACAGCCGTTCCACCAGCATACGTTCCAAAACCAGCACCACCACCGGAGCCGCCATTACCGCCAGCAGCTAAACCACCGCCGCCAGCCCCGCCGCCAGTTGGTGATATAGCAC